CTATCAAATACTATTGTTGAACCTGATATTGTATAAGCTGAAGTTGGCGATTGAATAACACCATTTAAAGATACAATACAGTTGTTTGCAGTTTGTGGAAAATAAGCAGTTCCACCATTTAATAAATTGTATGTAGCTGTAGCAGATGTAACTATAGCATCTAGCTTTACAAAATTTCCTACAACTGGCTGACGTCCCAAATATGCCAACTATGCTACTCTCCTTTCCCAATATGCTTTTGTTCTTTGTGATAATAAATTTCTAGTTTCATTTGTCATGTAAGACATATCTCTACCAAGTTTATATCCATTATTCAAATACTCTTGTTTTAATTCTTTTTGTATTCTTTTAGATTTGTTATCTTTATTAATCCAAATTAAATTTGCGTAAGTAATACTATAATTTTTTCTTTGTTTATCTGAGCAAACTTGAAACTGTCTAGCATATTTAATCTTTGCTTTAGTTTCTGCTGAAAGTTTCTTTCCTCTCATTTTCATTTTTGTTTCTTCAGTATGTTTAGAACCTGTATGTAAAATACTATATTCAATTCTAAACTTTTGATACATTCTTGAATTAATTTTATAAAATCTTTTGTGTGATTTAGTCTTTACATTCATATAAAGAAATCCTTTAATCATTTTAAATCTATATTCTTTAGTTACGCAAAATGGCAATAGCATGTGAATTATGTAATGTTCTCTAGCTGTTAAAGCTATAAGGTTATCTTTATCATTTGAACCACCACAGCTTTTAGGAATGATATGGTGAACTTCTTTATATCCTTCTAATGTTCTGTTGTTAGCTCTGGCAATTATTTTATCATGCCAAACTTTATATTTGTTTTCAATGAACATAAATTATTTAGGGTATTTAATTTTAACTGCGTTGATGGCTTGTTGCCATTTATTAGTACCATTAATCTTATCCCAATACTGCAAATCTAATTGCTCTTGTATTGATGGATAGTCTTTGGCTCTATCTCTTTGGTATTGATTAGAATTATATTCTGTAATTAGTTCTTGTTGCTTAGCAAGAATTTCATTTGCAGGAATTGGTGTAGTTCCATTAAGCCAAGTGATTTGATTAATGTCATTAGCATTAACTGTAACTTCGGCTTTATTATTAATTGCTAAAATTGATTTAATTATATCAGTCATATTATACTGCAATCTCCATAACTATAATTGATGAACCTGCTCTAGCATCATTACCAGCATCACCATCGTTATCTGATCTGTTAATATAAACAGTACCAGAAGTATAAACTCTACCATAAATAGCATAAGTTACTGAAGATGTTGTAGAAGGAGAATCTAAAAATGTTACAGCATAAGGTTCTATTTTTTGAGAACCATCACCATCTGTTAATGTAATACCAGCTTTAATTCTTGTACCAGCAGTATCACCAGTTGATATTATTGAACCATCTTTAAATAAAGCAACATATCTTACTTGACCAGTAGAATGTCCAATCTTAGCATCAGTTAATATTAATATTTTATTAGAAGCAGAACTAGGGGTTATTGAAACTGATAAACCTAATGATGTAAATGATGTGCTAGACGTAGACGCTGTATCACTTTTAAAAGAAGAAACAACTTGTAATACTTTACCAGCACCAGATAATTTAGTTCCAGCTATAGCAGCACTAGCATTAATATCGGCATTAACTATTGTGCCATCAGTTATTCCTAATGATTGTATTTTTGTTAGTGGCATACTTAAATTTTTTTGAATTGGTTGTTATTTAGTATCACAAAAAATTTAACTATGAAATCTAAAGATAGCATGATTAATTCCCTAGTATTGAGTTAATCTCAGCATCATTCAAACCTAATGCTTTAAGTTTGTTTAGTGCTGATTGTTTGTTTTGTTCTTTAATAATTTCTTTATTATCTTCTATTTCTTGTAATTCAATTTGTTTAGTTAAAATAATGTTATTAGCAATAACTGGAGTATTCTCTAACCATTCAATTCTATTAACATCTTCTCCTGAGCAAGATACTACTGCGTTAGGATTTAAAGCTAAAATTGCATCACATATTCCTATTTTCATAATTATCCTTTTACTTCCATTATTGTTATTGATGCTTTATAAAATGGATAGTCAGTATCTGCTTGGTTAAGTCTTGCTGTATTAGCTGTACCTCTAAAATAAACTTGATAAGTTGTTGCTGAAGTTGTTGCTGGTGAATCTAAAAAAGAATAAGAACATGGATATCCTGGACCACCTATTGCTTGAAATCCATAAGTTGCATCACCTAAATTTGTAGAACCATTTCTATATATAGTTTGATAACAACCAGTACCTGAATCATTCCTACAAAAACCAGTATATACAAATATTAAAATTTTATTTGATGATGAACTAGGTGTTATAGAAACTGATAAAGTATTTGAACCAGTTACAAAAGAAGTTGATGTTGTAGTTCTTCCTGTAGAATCATAAGCACTTAAAACTTGAATAACTTGTCCAGCAGTTGCTCCAACAGTTGAATATTGTAATGCTGTTGCTCCAGAGTTTACTACTAATGCTTGACCAGCAGTTCCTAATGTAGCTAATCCTGTACCACCATTTGTTAATGGTAATGTTCCAGTTACTTTAGTTGTAAGATTAATTGTTGAATTTGCTATATCACCATTAACAATAGTTGCGTCTGTAATCTTTGCAGATGTTATAATGCTATCTGTTATATCCGCAGCTGTTAAAGGTTTATCAGCTGGTTTATATCCTAAGTAACCCATGTAAATTTCCTATTATGAACTTATATCGTCAACTGCTGAAACCCAAACATCTAATGAACTTGCAGTATCAGAAATAACTTTTAGTGCATCACCAGATTGAACTACTATTTTTGATCCACCATCTAAAATTTGTAGAGCAGAACCAGCAGGTATAGGTGCGTCTTTTACTAAATGAATATCGTTTGTTCCATCGTTAATATAAACTGATGCAATAACACCAGATGCAGTTACGTTTGCAATATATATTCCAACTAATGTATCGTATGAGTTTGCAGTAAAGATTGTAGCAGCAGAAGCTCCTACATTGTTACTTGTGTATCTTCTAAAATTTTGTGCCATATTTAATTTCCTATATTATTTTCAACTACAAGGCAATAGCCATAGCGATTGAAAAACCTTTTGTTGCATAAGCACTAACATCTGTAGCCTCTACAGTTAACCAAGCAGAACCTGTATAATATTTCAATACACTAGATGTTGTGTTAAAGTAAAGATCACCAGCATTTAAAGCAGCACCATCATTATCTAATGTTGGATCACTTGCTTTAGCACCTAAATATGTATCATCAAAATTATCAGCCGCTGTTAAAGCAGCATCTCTTGCAGCATTAGCCGCATTAGCTGCATTACTAGCTGTGTTAGCAAAGTTACTAGAATTGTTAGCAAAATTAGATGAGTTACTAGAATATCCTAAAGCAGCTGTTGCATTAGCTGTTGAATAACCTGCTTGTGTTGTAGCAGTTGCAGCATTTGATAAAGCATATCCAGCTTGAGTAGTTGCAGTAGCCGCACTAGCTGAAGCAGATGTTGCACTATTAGCAGAATTAGAAGCATGATTGCTAGAATTAGTTGCATGATTAGCAGAGTTACCAGAATGATTAGAACTGTTATTAGAAAAGTTAGAACTGTTAGCAGCTGAGGCTGCAGAAGCGTTAGCACTGTTACTAGAATTATTTGCAAAGTTAGATGCGTTAGCAGCATTAGCACTTACACCAGCTAAATATGTTGCAGATGTATTAGCACTGTTAGATGAGTTGTTAGCAAAATTAGAACTGTTAGATGCGTGGTTAGCAGAATTACTTGCATGGTTTGCAGATAGATTTGCAGAATTAGATGAATTAGATGCAGAGTTAGCTGCGGCATTTGCAGACGTACTAGCTGCAGCCGCATCAACAATTAAATCCCATTTAGCTACATCAGCATTAGAACTGATAGGAGTCGTACCAGTAGAAGTGTGTGTAGTGTTACATAAATAAATATTATTATTAGAACCATCTTTAACAATATCTCTACCATTAAAAGTTGTAGCAGTAGTCCAGTTACCTCTATTAGTTCCAAGTTCTTGTGTAACTGCTAGTTCACCATTAGTATCAAATGCTAGAATCTTATTAGCACGATCTGAAGCACCTACAGTAAACTCTGTAGATGTCATTGTATTTGTTTTAGATAATTTAATTGATCTTGTTACTTCTTCTTGTAATTGTTGAATTGCCATTGTTGCTCTGTCTAAACCTTCTTCATGAGATTCAGCAGGGAATGGATCGTTAGCAATATAATCTATTGCTTGTGTTTGTGGAATGTTACGTCTTAATACTACTGTCTGAGTTGCTGTTGGAATATTACCTGATGTGAATACAACTGATCCACCACCTGATGCACCAGCACCTGTTACTGTATAGTGAGTTGTAATAGTTTTAGTTGTTTCTGTTCCTGTAGATGAACGAATGATTACTTGAATATCTGAGTCTGCGAATATCTTGAATGTGTATGAGAATGTAGTAGTTGATCCATCACCACTATAACTGTTCTTAACTGTAGTTGAAGATATTGTCATAAAGTTCCTTTATTATATTTTAGTGTTCATGTCTATTATTATTGTAACGATTTCTTTTGTTCTGCTATACTTGGTTTTAATTGCATTAATTTAGATTTTTCAGTTAATGATTTATCAATTTCTTTTTTAATTTCCGGATATTTAGTAATCATATCTTGGTAAGCGTATGCTTTAAACTGGTCATATATCTTTGAAACGATATATTCTTTACCACCAGTAGTTCCTTCTCCACCTTCTTGAGCTCTTTTATATTGATCAGAATTAAACTCTCTAGTTAATCTTTCTTTAAAAGTTAGTTTGGCACTATCCTTAGTTTCTCCAATTCTTTGAATCCAATAATCATAAGCAGATTGACCATCTTTTTTAATTTCACCTAAATCAACATTGTCTTTTTTAACAGCTGGTTGTTTTAAAGGAACTTTAAGTCTAGCAAGTTCATAAATAATTGGATCATCTTTAACAGTAACAGATTTACCAACTAATGCTGGTCCCATAGTAAGTCCAGTAACTGATATAATACCATCAGGATTCCAATTTAATCCAGCTGTAACTTTTTCAATTGGTTTGCCAGTAAGTATATCTCTTTTAGGATCTAAGAATACAGAACCTAAAGATGATTTAGATATTATACCATCTACAAAACTTCTTGTTTCATAAGATTGAGATTGAAATTGATCTCTAAATGCACCTAAAGGAATAACACTTCCTATTATTTTACCAAATGTAGATGATATTTTATTTGCAGTTGGATTAGCTAATACATCTAATGTGTCAGCCATTCCTCTCATATAAGTTTTTCCTATTGTATTTCTATATATAGTTAAGAATCCAGCAGCAAAAGCATCACCAGCTTCTACTTCATTAATATTATCAATATTTTCTTTTATGTCTGCAACTAAACCAAATACATAAAAACGTGGATCCATTCTATTGTATTGAATATATGAAACAGATCCATCTTTATTAATTTGAGCTATTGAATATGGTTGCCATCCTAAATCCATCCATATCTTTTTAATATCTTTATTTGCTGGTCCAGCACCAGTAAGTTTTGGTAAAACTTTTCCATCTTTTGTTTTAACATTATCAAACGCATACATTAACCCTAAAGTTGTTGCAGAGAAACCAAGCATCTGTCTTCCAACAACTTCTGCTCTTGCACGTCTATCTCCACTATTCCACATTTCTTGCATTTGTTTTGTATATATTCCCCAACCAGGTATTCTATTTTCTACATGCCTCCATAAATTTGTTGGTGTTCTAACAAATGGTGCTAAAAATCTTAATGATGGATGTGATCTTAAAAATGAATCTACTCCTGAACCCCAATCACCATAAGAACCATTTTTAATTGAATTTGTGAATGTTGCTTCTCTTGCATATTGTAAAGCCTTTTCATTAAGAGGATTATTTTTTATATTTGCTCTACCATTTTCATCAAATGCTTCACCTAATATTCTTTTAATATTTGCTTTACCTTCTTTAGAATAAATATCTAATCCTCTTTCCATAGTATTCTCTAAAGCGTTTGTATATACTCTTCCTCTGTAATTCATTTGTTTAAATAACTCATCAGAAGTAACCATTAATCTTGATGGGAACTCTACAAATTTTCCAATCCAATCAATAGCTGTTCCAGCTTTTCCATTGAATCCTAAATTGCTAGCACTAATTGGTCTTACTGCTCTTCCATTTACAATTTGTAAATTATCTTGAGTTCTCATTTTTGAATCTAATATTGAATCTGATTGTTTAAATGCAGTCTTAACTGCACTCCATGTGTCTTTAAAATTATGTAACATTCCTTTATATTGAGCAAAGCCTAATCTTATTGTTTTATGATCTGCTCTAAATACTCCTCCACTTATTTGGTCAAGTGGTCTAATAAATGCTTCATAGAAAGCAGTAATAAAGTTTACTTCATTAGTTGATGTTCCTGATAATAATGAATTAATATAAGCAGAGTTAAATACTTCTATTGATTTTTGCATTTTAGTTTTAGCAACAGCATCTAAAATATTTTCTGGAGTTTTTGATTGAGATATTTTTTTTGCAATGGTAATTATATCTCCGTCAAATTCTTTAACAATATTTGCATAATTTTCAACATCAAGTCTTGTTCCACCAGCTTTACCAACCTTAACTCTACCTGCTTGAGTTGTTCTTGCTGCACCTCTTATCTGTTCTTTTAATGACCACACGCTATCTCTAATGATACCAGCTGTAGTTCCAAGTTCAGTCTTTGCAGCTTCAGTCCAAAGTTTTCTATTATCACCATATAATTTATTATATTTTATAGCTGAATCTCTGAATGTAGATGCTATTTCTTGTAACACCATTTTTGTTGCTAGCATTCTAACTGTAGATTGATTAGCATCAGCAGCAAGTTGTGGTAAAATTTTTAATATTTCTTCTTTATCTCTTGACATAATAGTTGCCAATTCTTCAGCAACATTATTTCTTAAAACATTATCTTTTAAATAAGCTCTTTGTTCAGCAGTAAACAATTCAGATACTTGATCAATTGTAGATAATACATGCTCAGAACTTTTGAATGATCTAGTATTTAATATAGATTTAATAAAAGATTCTGAATCTTCTTTTGCTGTTGCTTGACCAATTTTTAATGCTTCTTCTAATTTATCTATATTGATAGCAGGATTACCATCAACAATTTGTTTTTTAACTATTGGAGCATCTATATTTCCATCTTGAACTTCTTTAATTGCTTCACCAGTATCTTTATATGCTTGTTCTTTTACTTTTGGATCTCTTGTTGAATTTATTTTTTTAACTCCTTTAATTCCTAATAAAGTTAAAAGTTGTGCAGATTTAAAAGCACCACTTATAATTGTTCCACCCAACATACCTTCAAGAACATTTTTTAATCTTCCTTCCATTTCTGTATCTTCTGGATCAGATGCTAAATAATTAGTAACAGCATTATTTAATAATGGAGAATTAAATTGAACTAACATATCAGATAATCTTCCTTCGCTAGGATCCCAAACAGTAAGATCTGAAATAGCACCAGCTGAAACTCCTCTTAAAGACCATAATCCTAAACTTCCAGCTACGCCAACACTTTTCAAGAGTGCATTTGGTCCAACAAAGCCAGAAACAAATCTAGTTAATCCTTCACTTAAATTACCTGCAATAGTTTTTGGTTCATAAAACATAGGAAGATTTCTTTGATCAGAATACTTTCCTTCTTTCCATTGTGTTGGAGTTATTATTTTTGGAATAAAATCTTGAAATGATAATCTCCCATCATTATCGCCAAAAGAAACTCCTCCAAGACTAACAATATTTCTATCAAGAAAATCTCCTGTATTTTCAATAGCATTAACTGGTCCCATAGATGCTGATAAAACCATATCTCCTAATGTATTCCAAAATCCAAAGTCTTCTTGTTTTGGATTCTTAACTAATCCAGATTGTATTGGTTCAATTCTTTTAAAAGAATCTTCATAATCACTAAAGAATTTTTCTATGTCAGGAGCAATTGGTCCAGAAGTTTTAACTGTTTCTTTTTGATTTAAAGAGGCGTTAGTTATTATTTGATCAACATTTGCATCAATAGGAACTGATGTTGTAGCGTCTTGTGTAACAGGTTGATCAACAGTATCTTGTCTTGGTACTGTATCAGTTGTATTTAATACAGGCATTTATTGATTTTGTAATCTTTGTTGTAATATTGGAATATAATCTCTTAAAAAAGAGTTTACATCTGCGTTTCCTTTTTTGTCTACATAACCAAAGTTTTTTGCTTGTGTTGCTAATCCTTTTTCTGCAACAGGATCTGTCTTATAATTTTCTTTTAATGTTTGAAGTTCATCAAATAAATAATGATAATTAATTTTATTATTTTTTGAATCATAAGCATTAACTTTTTTAATATCTAAATCATTATACTTATCAATAATTCTATTTGCTAACTCAGTTGAATAATTTTTCTTTTCAACAGCTGATTTATTTTTATTAGCAGATAACCAGTCTTGGAGTACTTGAGTATATTCGTTGTTTGCATCTATTGATTTTTGTTTACCAGCAACAGTAGTAAGATCTGTAGCTGAAGTAAATTTATTATAAAAAGCATTTTCTATTTTATCTTTTTGTCCCTGAACGTAAGTATTGACATCAGCACTTTGCATTGCTTTATCTTTTAAATCATCATGTGTAACTTTTTCACTATAAATATTTTCTTTAAATTTATTCCATTCTAATAAATTTTTATCAGTTATAATCTTTGTTCCATTTGGTTTAGTTAATTTTTCAACTTGATCTGCAAGATTAACTGCTGCTGTATAATCTGAGCCAGGATCTCCTTTAACAGCCATATTAGATATTTTATTTTTATAAGTTTCTATTAATAGTTTTGTTAAATCTGAATCTTTAATAAATGTTTGTGCATTATTATTTTCATATAGTTGTTTAAATGCGTCTGTTGGATTTTCAGAGTTCATTACTTGTGATTTAACATCTGATAAAAACAATGTTGCTTTAGCTCCATTTACTAATAATTGTTTATCAATATCAGAAAGTTTCCATTGTTCTGCTCTTTGATCTGCTCTTCTTAAAACCTGATCTTTAAATTTATATTGTTCTAAAGGATTTCCAGCATTTTGCTCATAAAGAGCAACGTCTGTTGTTTGACCAGTATTATAAAGAGAAGTATCTTCTTTTGTTAATGCATCAAAAGAATTTTTCTTTATTTTAAGAACTCCTTGACCAAATTCTAAATCAAGTTCTTGTTTAAGTTTTTGTCTTACATCTCCATTTGTAACTTTAGTTAATTCTAATTTTGTATGTTCGTTAAAATCTTTTGTATAATTTTGTATAGCATCTTCTTCATTATAATTATTTTTTTGTCTTTCAAAGAAAGTATCTGTTGTTCCTTTTATTTCATAAAATTTTTTCTTTGCTTCAACTGTGTCTTGTAAATTTTGCTTAGCAACATAAAATTCATTAATTTTTTCAAGACCAGTTGCTATTGTTCCAGCAGCTCCTCCAGTTAATGGTACTTGGAACTGAGTTTTAATCTCAGGTGATTGAGATGTAAGTTGAGCAGTTGATGTAAATGTTGGTATCTTTGGCATTATTGATTCCTTGATCTGTTTTCTGATTTAGACTGTAATCTTAAATTACTCATATTATTGTTTCTTGGATTTCTATCTTTATGATCTACATCTTTACCAAGTAAACTATTTCCATATTTCTTTTTTAACATTCTTCTAGCACCATTTCTTCCTGCTCTATCTTTTTTTTGTTCTGTACTAGAATGATAATTGTCATATTCTTTTTTATAATCTCTTGGCATATTATGATGTAGCAAATGGGTTAGGAATATTATTTAATAAAGACTGTCCAGTAGGTGATGATCCAAATGTACCTGCGGCTTTAAATAAAGTTCCTATTGCAGCAGATCTTCCTTGTTGTTTAGCATATTGTCCCTGTATTCTTGACATAGCAGCTTCATTAGCTTTTGACGCTTGTTGTATTTGAGAATCATAATTTATTACGTTCTTTTCTATTTGTCTTTGTATTTCATTACTATGAAGAACTCTTAATCCAGATCCAGATAAATCTGCACCTGAAGTTAATATTCTTACTGTTGATTGTGATTGTAATTTATTAATGTTTTCATCAAATCTTTCTAAATCAAATACAGTTTTTTGTGCAATAGCTTCTTTTTCTTGCTCAGCTATTTGTGCATTTCTATTAAAAACTTTTTGATTAAATCTTCCAGCTGCATCTTGATTTGCAGCTTGCATTACTGAAGTTCCAAGAATTAAATATGGTACTGCTGGTGCCATTAGAAAATCCTCGCAAATCTATAATGATCAGAACCATCAAAACCATAGTTCCTCATTAATCCTTCATTACTTAATCCCATCCATTTAGCAAATCTAATACCAATACCAAAATCTGCACGAACTGCAGTTTGTATTCTTTTAAAGTTATGAGCTTTTGCTAACTCTTCAAAATTCTTTTTAATTGCACGAGCAACTGCAATAGGGTGATTCCAAATATCATAAGTTGCAAGAACCCAACCTTCTCCAACATTACCCCATATTCTTTTAATACCAGCTGATGCAACAATCTTTCTATTAACTGCACCTGTAAATGCTAATCCATTTTCTTCTAAATTCATACATTCAGTCATATTGTCATTAGCTAAAAAATTTGCATCTAATTGCATAAGTTTGTGATTCATTTGAGATTGCATAATTATTTTACCATGATCTGAAATATAAGGTATTATAACTAATCTATCTTTATCTTCTTCTGGTATATAATAAATTTCTGAATTAGTCATTTGTAGTTAAGTCTGGGTATAACGATAAAATTGTTAAAGGTAAAGGTTGAGTTTGTCTTACAAAGATAAATCCATCAGATTCATAATTACCTCTAAACTCAATATCTTTATCACCTGTATAAACTGGGATAGCTTTATCCATTGCAGCGGCTGAAGATCTAAATGGTATTGCTTCCATATTGTTTAGATCTGGACCAACTTCAACACCAACAGACTCATAAAGTCTAACTGTAATATTGTATATTCTTTTTGTTTTAGCTTGAGATGTACCATTCTGAGCTCCAGCATCTATTCTCATAGTTTGTAGTAATGATGTGTATTTCAATCCAACTTTAACTTTAGTAGATGATCTTGATAAAGTTATAGATCCACCAGATACAGTTTTATCAGGATGAGTAGAACCATCAGCAAGAACAGATACTGTTTGTCCCTCAAGATGATCTAATCCAGAAATTGTTGTTGTTGCAGATCCAGAGTAAGCAAGTTGAGAATCTAAGAAATTAAAATTTGTGTTATCTGTTTCATCAAAATCAAATTGATTAATGTATTCTATATAACGTCTTGTAACTCCATTAACTGTACGTTTAATAATAACCCATGTTTGATATTCTTTGTCATCTGTTGGAATGGTAGCAATAGATTCACACATAGCAATACCAGTTCCAAATGCACCACCAAATATATGCTGATGCCAAGCAACTACTTGTTGTTCTCTTTGGTAAGTTAAGCCAACTAATTTTCCATCTGTTCTTACACACCAAATGATTTGATTTGGTTCTTGTTGGTAAGACATTTCATTAATACCAGTTTCAGAAATATGCTCAGCAAGAATAGTCATGTCTGGTGCAACATAACCATCAACATCAAAGTTATATGCTAGTTCTCTAATTTTTCTTTTAGCACGTTGTAAAAATAAAGTTACGTTTCCTACTGGTATGCCATCTATATTTGCACATCCATGGTTAGATTGTTTTTTAATAAGAATGTTTGTTGGAGTTACAGGATCATCTGTACCACCTCCTGATACTGAAAATTCTCCACCTACTGTACCAACGATTAATGTTCTTGTTGCAGATAAGAAACGAATTGCATTAACTTGGTTAGAAGCAATCGTATAAGTTATTGAATCATCATCTGCTACTGTGCCATGATAATTCTCATCAAAGTTTTCATAATCACCTGATTTAGAAAAGAATAAAGTTTGTGGTTGTTCAGTTGTTCCTGCAAATACTAATCTTTGTTCATAGAAAGATACGCAAGAAGGATAACCTGTAGTTACTGACCAAGCACCTAATGACCAATCTGCAGTTGCAGAAGTTGTAGATAATGTTGTTATAACATCTGCAGTAACAATTAATGTACTTGCTACAGAAGTTATCTTTGCTAATCCTTTTCCTGTTCCTAAGTGAACTATTCTATCTACATCTGTTGATTGAAATCCTGTATCATTATTAATACCAACAATATCAGATGCTGTAATTGTAATACCATTACCAGTTGTAGCTGATGCAGTTAATGTTGTTAGTTCAATATTGTGATCCATTAGTGGACCAGCTGTAAAATCTACATTATCTAAAAACCAAGTTGTATGACCACTTCTTGATAATTTATGTACATGATAACTAGGATGACAAATATACATTACATCTGCTGATTGTGCGAATTTTAAGTTAGGTAAGTCTGCAGTTAAGAAAGGAGTTGGTAATGTATAAACTCTATTAAATACTCCACCTGATGTGTAAGTTGTATATGATGATGTATTAACATTAGTTCCATCAATATCTTTTAATTCAAATGTAGTTGTTGTTTTATTTGAAACTGTAAATCTTTTTCCATTTACTTGTGTCATTCCACCTACACCAGAAATTACAATAGTATCTCCATTAGCTATATCTGTTGTTGCACCTTTAATTGCAATCGTTGCTGAATGAGGGTTATCTAAAACTCCAGTAGTAGTAAATGCACCAGGATTTTCTGTAGCTGCATTAACTTGTATGCTTGCTGTTGCAAGTCTTACATGAGCTGTTGTTCCAGATGATGGATCTCCAACAGTTAATAAATTAGAATATCCAGATGGTGCTGCAGTGAAAGCATTATTAGATTGTCTTGTTGTACATGCAGCAATAAATAAATTTTTAGTTGAACCCCAAGATGTAGTTAATGATATTGGATCATTTGTGTTTGTAGCTGTGAAAGATGCTTCTGGTGTTCCTTCATAATTAGATATTCTATATGTAATTGCAGAAACGTGAGATGTTGTTACTGTTAAATTAACAGCAGTGTTTTCTGTACCATCAGAAACTTTATAATAAATATAAGATGAACCTGTTGATGATCTTGATGAAAGTAAAGTCCAGCCAGTAGGAGTTGTTGCAGTACCAGTTGATCCTAATTTAACAACCATAATTAATAAGTTACCAGTGATTGTATTACCTGGCATAGTTATTGGTGCTGTTGTTACATCAGATCCTGCAGATGTATAAGTTGCAGTTGATTCAATTACTGGATAAGAAGATGTTGCAAATGATCCTGTTACAACACCAGGATTAGCTTTTGTAATTCCTGTTATTGTTTTACTAGATTCTAATATTGCACCACTGTCTTTATAAAATCTTATATATTCATTTCCAAATTCTAAAATGTAAGTTTGTGTTGTTGAAAATTCAAATGGAACTAATCTTGTAAATGCTGATGATGTTTTAACTTCAGATACAAATGTTGTTCCTGGTCTTCTTGCTGCAGATCCATGAGGATAAACAACCATGTTTTGTAATGTCTTACAACCAGATGAATATTTAGCTAAATCATTTCTACCATCTAAACGTGGTGATAATTCTCCGCCTGTAAAGTTTGTTAATTGAACAGCAACTCTAGCCATGGTTTTTAAAACCTAGAGTTGATAAACGTATTTGAATCTACTACAGATGCCATACCTGCTTCTTGGTCTGTGTTATATCCTTCAGTTGAATCTACGAATCTAGCATCTCTTAGTTTTTCTTGGTACAAAGAATACATTTGTGTTGCTAATGGATTAGATGAAGTTACTGCATAAGCAATATCAGCAGCTAACGCAGCACTTAAAACTTCTCTAAGTAATTGATCGTATTCGTTAGGATCTTCAACTCTTGCTATATATAATATTTTCATAGAAGAAGAATGAGATAAAATCTTTCTTCCTTCTACAACGTGATCAGATTCATAATCTAATATTTTAATTAATCTTAAAGAATCAGATGGTAATGTAAATTGAGATGTAAATCCCCAAGCTGGTGTTTCAGTGTCAGCTGGTAATTGAACTCTTTTTAATAAACAGTTCCAAGGATGATGTCTAAATACTGCATCTCTAACATTTAAATATCTAGCATTACAAAGTCTTGCATTTTTAGAATCTTCTGTAAGTGTTAAGATTGTAGATGCACCTAATTGATTTAAAGCTCCGTTACAAATTTCTACTACTGATGCCATATTAAACTTTCTTTATAATATATTTACGTCTTAATTGTCTAGGTTTTACTGCTGCAAAGATCTCAGCTTCTGTAAGCTCTAAATCTTTATCAAAACCATGATGTGCTGTTGATGTATATTTAAATCTATCAACTAGAACATAGCGATAGATATAATCTTTATTTTGTAAATGTAAAATTGTTTTTACGTTGTCTGTTTTTTTCATAATAAACAGTGGGGATTTTTAGTCCCCACTATTTAAAATAGTATTAGTCTACTACGTATCTAACAGCAACCTGAACTACTCCTGAAGCAGAACCGCCTGCTAAAGTTATAGTTATAGGTAAACCATTTTCGTCAGCATCTACTATTGAACCTGCACCTAATGCAATAGTTGCAAAGATGTCTGTTCTAGCAGCAGAAGACGTAGATGTAGCAGCTAAGTAAGCAGCTGCAGATAGTGATGTAGATACTTTTGCAGATGTGAAATAAGCACCATATCCAACTGATAAAGTTGTAGATCCGCCTAATGCAGCATTTGTTAAGTAACCATCAACTATTCTCGCACCATTTGGTAAGTTAATCATTTGAACAACATCACCGATTGAGGCAGATGCTAACGTAACGTCAGCAAATGCAATTCTCATTCTTCCTGATTGTTCATTTGTCTTAATCTTATCAGATGGCACATTTTGTGACCATTTAGTTTTCTGATTTGAGTATAATGTAGCCATTATATTTTTTCCTTTTTAGTTAATGTTATTCGTCGCAAGCTATTTCGACAACTTTTTCTTCTTCCATACGAGTAGCACCAATGCTCATAGCGTAGTAAACTTGAGTGCTGTATGATTTGTCAGCTCTCTCGTCAATTCTAGCTAGAACATCTTGACCAATCGCTAATTTAATAGCGTCTGATGTGAATGCGTATGCAAGTCTGTCGTCTGTATTTGTTGCGTCAAATTTTAATCTATTAGTTACAATAAATTTAAATCCTAAGAATGAATCTAATTGACCCATAGCTAGAGCTTTTACAGTGTTGTAATCGCTAGATTTAACTTCAGTTGTATTTAATAAATCGCTAATTTGAGTTGGTCCACACACGATGAATCTAGGTAAACTAGGATCAACGTCTGCTAAGTCCAATATTTTTTTAGCGTTTAAAAGTTTTGCAACAGTTAGTCCATCAGTTTGTGATGCACTGTAAGGCTTCTGTCCAGATGGTAATGTAACAGAAGTAGCTCCTGTTTCACCAGTGTATGAAGTTCCGCCTAAAGCTGCAATGATTACATCATCCATCGCTCTTCCCATAGCAGCAGCCGCAGCTTTTGCATAAGAAGAAGTTGGATCAATTAATAATCTAACTTTATCTGCATTGTCTATTAGATCAGCCCACTCGTAATCTGCAAGTGATACTCTTCGTCTAGAGTGTGGCGTATCTATTTGTGGAGTGTCAGAATGTCTAGAAGTTCTAAGAACAGCAGTTGTTTTACCAACTTGATCAAAGAAAGCATTCTTTCCAGTAACCGACTCAACATCCACAACTCCTCTTAATACTGATCCCATTTGTTGAGATAGCATTTGTACGTTTGAACTGTACTGCTGTACAAAAGCAGTTGTTATTTGATTTGACATATTGTCATTTCCTTTTGTTAGGGTTAAGTTAAGTTTAAGTTCAGAAAGTTCCCCATCATTGATAGGCTATCTTGCATTTAACGACTGTTAGTCGGTTGTCTTTCCAACAGGCACGTAAGGTTCTAATAGAATTGTCTTACAATTTCTAAGAAGATTTAATTAAAAATCTCCCTAGAAATCGCAATATAGTAATTTTGAATTGATTGCAATAAGATTATTGATTTAATAATTCTCGTAATGCAAGCACTTGACTTACTGTTTTAGCATGACTTGGATGATTTTTGTTCCAATATGGACCATTTATATCACCTTCAATGTCTGTTATTTCTTTTTTAATATCTCTACCTTGAAGAGCATTATCAACTTCTGCACCAATAATTTTATCTTCAGATAATAGATTAGCAATATTAGCAAATGCTTTAATGATCTTTGGATTATCACCTAATCTAGATCCATCTCTTAATTGAGTATCAAGAAGTTCTGGTTCTAAATAAGTTTGAGCAACGTCTGCAGCTTTTCTTAAGTTGTCATCGTATGCTCTTCCCCATTCTGATCTTAAAGCATTAGTAGCATCAGCTTGTGCAGTTTCCATA